TGTTTCAAAGTTTTCACCTAAAATCCATTTTGCTTTCTTTCCATAACGATAACCTTCTATGATAGCAGCAATCTTTAATGGGTGGAATTTAACCTTAACAAGACCGATGAGCAAAAGAATCCCCCAACTTGGTAAACGCTGCTGCGCATAACTAAAAGCAAGCATCGCAACTTCACCCAACGTATCTGTTTTATATCCTGTTAGGATATGAAACAAATCATGCGTGTCTCTGTAGCGTCTAGCCATCCACACATAAGGATGCTTGCTGTTTATCCAAACTCTGTTTTTTTTGCCTCGTTGACTCAACTTAGATAAAGTTTCTAGAGAAAAGGGTTGATTGGTTACTAGAGCATGTCCAACTGTATTCTCTGCGCAATCAGAAAGTTTGCTGTATAACTCAATGAATTCAGGAAGATTACATGCAATCTCACCGCCTTCTTTGGTAGTTAGCAAACGTTCATATAATCTTTTCAGTGATGGACCATTGGTGGCATGTGACAACGCAAAGATATATTGTGTTTTAGTATGATCTTTTAATAGTACTTTGGATAGTTTAATTGCTTCTATCCAGTTAATAGAAAAATCCATTTTAGTCACGTGAACACTCCAATTGAAAAGATCGTAATATATTTATCTCTTCGATAGTTATGCCATCCCAGAACAGTTTTGATTCCAGATGCGGGTCAACCTTACATGCCGCGAAACATGCACCAGAATCAGTAACATCGTAAAGATAAATGTCCTGACTGCTCAGTAAGAGATAGTTTAGTTTCCCTCGACAGTGCATTAGTTTTAGAAGCATGCCTTGTTTAACGTCTTCTCCACTAGATATGTTTTCATCATATTCAATATGGGATGCCGCCTTTCTATTCAATAAAATAAAACGATTGAGTGTATTACCATACTCGGATGCAACCCTCTTCAACTTAACGACATGAATATTCAATCTCTTAAGATTTTTTGGATCAGTATTTTCAATGCTTCTCTTTAATAAAGCATCATGATCCTGCCACTCTGTTACTGGCATAGTTTCATTGTTTAACAAAACAAAACCATCAATCAAACCAAGAATATCAAAATTTCTTTCTCTGAAAATTTTTAATATCGTTTTAACAGCAGTGGGTAATAGAATATCATCACCATCAACTGGGATTAAATGTGTATACTCTGTTGACAAGAAATAGTTTTTTACAGAGTTCTTACCCTTTCCTGGAGTGCCATTAGATTCAGTGACAATAAACTCCAGATTGTATGCCTCGGCAACAATCCTCGCTTGCTCTACAAATGAAAAATCGAGAGTGTTGCATACCACAACCACATCACTGGTTTGAGGAAGAACACTCTCGATACATCTCTTTAATTTCTCGATATCCCTTGACGTAAGGATCGCAACCAGAAGATTCATCCCACCAGTGAACCTCCTGCCTTCTTCTTCGCCTTGGCAACTGCCGCTTGGGTTTTGATGGTCTTGTTGTCTTTTTTGCCATAGTCTTGCGCAAGCGGACTGTTAGGATTTGCGTCTGAAATTTTTGACATCACTTCCTTGAAGTGGTCTGGTGGTCTGACGCCATCACCTACGCCACCGATAATATTCGGTGCAGAAATACCTTGAATAAATTGTGGATTTTCTTGTAGAAACTCCTGCAGTGCATCATATGAACCCCAGAAATCCTCCTGGGGTTCACGAGTCTCGGCATCTAAAACAGTATAAATCGGCATTATTGTTATAATCTCTAATAAAGTATCAAAATGGTACGGAGTGACGGACTTGAACCGCCGACATTCTGCGTGTAAAGCAGACGCTCTACCAACTGAGCTAACCCCGCACAACGTGATCCGCTGCATGACTAGCAGCGAACGAATCAGGTTTGACTTTGGCATCGATACCAGTCGAACCTTTAACATATCCCAGTGCTTCTTTCACTGCGATATTACTCTTATACCTCGGATTTGGGTTCAAGTCAAGGTGAATTTCTAATTTTCTTTGACCAATTACATCTAATATTTCAATCGCTGCTTCGATGGCAAACCCTGCTTCTGTAATCAGACGCTGGCGTAGGTTACCGAAGTCTCGCATTTCGATGTTTTTGTGGAATAGTCTTGCTCCATGATTGGAGTCAATGTGCAAAATGATCACCATGGAATACTTTGCAAACCACTGACCATTGCGTTTGAATCTAATCGAGTCAGCACCTACGTAAACAGATGATGCCTCGCTTGATTTTAGAATTGCTTCTCTTGCTTCATCATACATATATCACCTGTTAAAAAATGGCGAAGGTGGGGAGAGTCGAACTCCCGCTTGCGGTTTTGGAGACCACCGTGCTACCGTAACACTTCACCGACTCACTACTACTTATAATGGTCGGAGATACAGGATTCGAACCTGTGACCCCCTGCTCCCAAAGCAGGTGCGCTACCAGACTGCGCTAATCTCCGTTAGTGGAGCGGGTGGTCGGGATCGAACCGACGACCAACAGTTTGGAAAACTGTGACTCTACCACTGAGTTACACCCGCATTAAACTTATTTATACCTTGACGGAACAGTCCCCGCTGCTCTGTATTACTGTTTGCTCACTGGGGTTCCACAGGGTCGACCCTATCTCTGTTCTATGCAAACAAACCGCGATATATTGGCGACTCGTACGGGACTTGAACCCGTGGCCTCATGCGTGACAGGCATGCGATCTAACCAACTGATCTAACGAGCCTTGGTGGGTCAGTGAGGTATCGATCCTCCCCCTATAACGGATGAGATTTACAGTCTCACTGCCAGAGCCACTGGCTTTACCGACCCTTAACTTGGTGCGCCTAGAGGGACTCGAACCCCCACGCTTTCGCACTGGTACCTAAAACCAGCGTGTCTACCAATTCCACCATAGGCGCAAAAAAAAGCGACCACCTGCAGTGTGCCTTGATCAATTACGTCCGGACGCTTGATCTTCCCATGTGAAGAAATATATTGCAAATTATTTCCGCACAACTTCTCGGGGTTCAGCAGAGGTGGTCTAACTTGGTGGAGAATAACGGGATCGAACCGTTCACCTTCTGCGTGCAAGGCAGACGCTCTACCAAATGAGCTAATTCCCCAAACTTTTAAATACTTGGTTTGTCTCGATTCTCATTCATTTGCTTGATCATCGCGATTCGTTCTTTTTCACGATCTGTCGCTGTCAATACTAAATTCTTGCTTTCATAATATTCAGACAATTCAGTGGCAGTCAATTTAGACTGAAGATCTTCAACAATAAAATTATATCGCTTAGTCTCCGAACTCTCGGGACTATACATCTTAAGAGATACCAACCTACTCTCTGCAAGGCGAAGATTATCAAACTTACTATATGGAGTCGAAATATTAATCATAATGTATCCTTGTTAAAAAACTATCCGTCTTAGTAACTCTACCTTTATACCATGTTTCTGGTATAATGTCAATAGATTTTATCTTTTTATTTTCAGTTCCATTAGTTATCCACATAGAACCATATTGAGAATTTTTAGAACCAGATTGCGAGATAGAATTTTTCTCACCAATTTTTCGCTTGGAATTTTCAGTATGCTTCATACCATTCCAATGATGTTCAACATTTTCATATCGGGTTTTTAACGAGACAGAAATTTTCTGTTTGAATTGATCCCATTTACCTTCGCTCATAATTCGTTGTTTCAAGACTTTACCATCTATGAGATTTTCCATCCCATATCCAGATTGACCGTTTTTACCGTAGAGATTTTTTCCTTCTCTATTGATAAAACTGAAACCGCCATGTCCGCCTTCACATAAGTTGTAGGTATGATCAAAAGAACAGAATTCTTCTGTTACCAACTCTTTCTCTTTTGCGTTCATTTCATCTTCTGTATCGAATATAAAAAGAATTTTTTTCTCAAAATTATCTATACCATGTTTTTCTTGAGATCTTCTCAACAGTTTACCAGAACCCATATAACCATCTTCAAGATCAGTTGTCTGATGTTTTCCGATATAGATTTTTCCACCAATTTTACTGGTTATTTGGTATATAGTATAGAACATTCGTAATCCTAAAAGTTATAAAAGAGTCTTACCTTCTGCTCTATTTATAACTTTTAGGTTCTATGCTCCACGACTTGGGCTCGAACCAAGGACATTCTGATTAACAGTCAGACGCTCTACCAACTGAGCTATCGCGGAAAATTGATGATAGTCAAGGGAATCGAACCCCTGCTTAACTTCTGATCAAGTCTGTATGTCCGATCAGAGACACCACATTCAGTCACCAGAACTATCACAATTATGGTGCCCCCAGCAGGATTCGAACCCACGACATCCAGTTTACAAAACTGGCGCTCTACCAACTGAGCTATAGGGGCGAAACTTATTAAATATACCTTGCTCTCTGAAATAAATCAATTGCTCTTTGTGCACTCAAGCAATCTTTTTATTCCTTGGACGATTTTCAGGAGGTATACGGGGCGCACGCCTTCCGCTCCTAAGACTTTGTCAAGGTTATGTCAGGTTAACTAAAGCCGCAGTTTCACCGTAGCATATCCGTCGATATGCGCTACCCTTAGCAAGGTATATTAAATAAGTCTCTAAAGACCTATTTTATTATAACAATGTCAAAGAGCAGGAACTTTATTTATACACAGTGCATCTGGATGCCTTTGATATGGGGAGAGATCTGTTTAGCAGAATACTGCACCCCATTAATCTCAAAGAACCAACGACCACCAATCGCACCGACTTTTTCCCAACGAATCTTCATGGCATCAGTATCACGATAACGACTAAGACCAGCGGTCCAAGGGATACCAGTCTTCAGTTCAAAGGTTCCACCGCAGAGACTCGAAATCATTTCAATTTCCTTATCAACCATCATATACTCAGTATACCATAATAACGATAAAAAGTCAAGCCCTTTTTTTAATTATTTTCCAACCACTTCTTGATAGAACCAAACTTGAGATCGAGACGATACTCAAGAGATTCCCAACCATAGAAGCGCATTTCTTCATCGTCAATGCCTTCTGCTTCACAGATAATGGCGACTGCTGCCGCATTATCAAAGCAGTTCTTGACCAGACCCATGATACCCTCTACACGAACAACGAACTCGGCGAAGTTGCGATCCTGACGAATCTCTTCTTCACGAATCTGTTCATCGAGCATCTTGCTCAGGTGAGTGAAATTGCGATCGAATTCCTCGATCGATTGGAAAGTGGTACCACGGGGACGTGAACCATACACGTCCTTGTAGAGGTCCGAATAGATCGAACCATCACGCGACTTGGTAAGGGTATCAATATCAGAAAGAGTCAGCATCACATTTTTCCTCATCATCAACTTATATTCCACTATACCCCGAAACTAGATAAATGTCAAGCCCTAATTTTAAATTATTTGAAAAAAATGGTGGGCACGGTCGGACTCGAACCGACAAACCGAAGTGCGAGATTTTAAGTCTCGTGCGTTTACCATTTCGCCACGTGCCCTAAAATTCCCGATACTTTCGAAAAGTAAAAGTATCGGGAATTAGTTGTGGAGTGACGGGTGGGATTCGAACCCACGGTTTTACGGATTTGCAATCCGTTGCATTGGGCCACTCTGCCACCGTCACGAATTTACTTAGAGTCTGCCGTTGGAGACGCTGCCGTCACAACAACTTCTGGTGCAGTTACGTCATCATTAACTGCTTCAGTCGCAGCAGCATTAGCAGTAGAAAGTGCTTCGT